TAAGGATTGAACAGAAAGGAAACTGTCTATGAGACAAAAGAAAGGCGTAACAGCCGCTCAGAAGAGTCGAATCGACACCTTCGAGCTCCTAAGGCAATTGGACGCCGACTATGGGCATGAACCAAATGACTGTCCAGCTTGCGGTCAAAGTCCATGCGTGTTACTGCGATCAGTAACGAACTACCTACTGGGAATGCAGTTGGTGGATGGAAATGCGTTTGTGGCGCGTACTAACCTCGTCACTATCAAACTGGACGTGGAAACGCATCTCTCCTGGTCGAATAAGCAACACTTACTAGTCGGCGCCAAGCCAAAGGTAACTGTGGACAACAGTATTGTCACAGAAGTTGAAGTCAAGTCTGTTGAGCATCCACAGCGACAATTCATCCCGGATCCCATTCCTTCGCGGCCTTTAGACGTGGAGGACACAGTAGAAAGGCAGGCCTACTATGAATGACTTACCTGAGGAACTGAGGGATGCGGGTCTGGCAGGAGTGGGTGCCGTGCTCTACCTTGCTGCGTCACCAGACATTGTTGACGGTCTTTCAGATGCTGAATTCCAGATTATGAAAACGCTGGGACCAGCATACTTCGAGATTGGGGAGAAGTTGAACCGTGTTGGATCTGATTCGGGTTTTGCTTTACCTCCTGGCTTCGCTGAGCATTTTCGGGCTGACGTTATCCCTGATCTTGAGAAGGTCAGGTCAAGCCCGGCCGCCAGAGAGGAGTTCCGCTCTTCATTACGCGACATTCTTGGGCATAAGCAAGAGCTTGCTCAATTGTATCGAGATGGAGGAAGAACATACTCTGAAGAACTCCACAAGGCCGCCGCTCGAGCCGAACACCAGAGCGGGCCATTTAGAACAAAATGAATAGTAGGAGGAAGTGGTATGCAACTGGTCAGTTATGATTCGTATCTGAATACGTTAGACATCAGCGCTCAGACACGCGTCACGAACAGTTTGCGCCGGACGGCAACTGGCGATATGGTTGATATTGTAACCCCGTTAGTGCCGGATGGTGATCCGGATGTGGGTCGCGATGATCTCCGTCAACTGTTGGCCAAAGAGGTGTTTCCGACCGGCTTCTCCTGGCTAGATGATGCTGAAAGAGCTCAGTACGATAAGATCGGCGCTTACTCTTACATGCTACCTTGGGTGGAAAGAGTACCCAGCATGGATGTGTACTATCATGCTGCAGCCACCACCATTAACATGGATGCGCTGAATATTGCGTGCGAGCGTGTAGCCAGAAGATTACCCAGAAACTTGTCTCCCGTAAGTCTCGACGTCGCGTATCAAGGTATGCCGCGTGGTACAAACTTAGGTGCACCGTTCTTTACTTCAGATGAGCGGTACAGACCAGCTGTTCTTCAGTTGGCCAAAGATATTGAGAGTAATCTATACCGTGATGCTCCTGTTGATCCATGCATTGTGTATTGGCGAGGTCAGCCCCGGGGTTTGGGTGAAATCTCAAAGAACCGTATTGTATGGGGATATCCACATTGGTTAACCTTAATTGAGCTGCAATTGCAAGAAGCAGCTCTGCCGCAGCTCCGCCGCATGCCGGAGTTTGTCGCGTGGAACACGCCCAATGATGTAGACGTGGTGATTAGCAGGATAATTAACGGAGCAAGAGGTCAGATACTTTCCGTTGACTTTTCCGGATACGATGCCAGTGTTCCGGAGATCTTAATTAGGAGAGCGTTTGATTTAGTTCGCTCGATGTTCATTAAGAATGCATACACGACTAACTTGATAAACCTGGTTGAGGAGCGGTTCCTGAATATCCCAATCCTATGTCCGGATGGTATCAGGACCGGGATCCATGGGGTGCCATCAGGCAGCGCAGAAACCAATTGGTTGGATGGATTTATTCAGTCAATCATATGGGAATATGTGGCCCTCATGCAAGGATTAACTGTCCGGAGTCTCACTGTACAAGGGGACGATGGAGTGGTTGATTTTGAGGGGTTATGGTACCTGGATAGTTTGGTTGAGCGAGTAGCCGATTTCGGTATGGTAGTTAATTCCGATAAAGGCGGTGTAAGCTCGTCCCAGGTTATGTTCTTGCAGAACGTGCACTCGCGACAGTACCGGGTGGAGGGTACATATGTCCATGTCAGGCCCTTGTTTCGTATACTAAATGCGATGATGAGTCAAGAGCGATTCACCAAGGGGTGGTTCGGTCTGATGCACACCTGGCGTTGGCTGCAGCAGTTGGAGATAGGTAAGAATCATCCGAAATTCAAGACTCTTGTTCGTTTCTATTATGATCGTGACTCAACTTGGAAACAGATGAGTGTGGATCAATTCGCTCACCAGAGCGGAGGAGTAAAGGTCGCTGAAAGGCTCCTTAAGCAGCGATCTTTTCCATATGGAAAGGAAGCACTATCAGGGTGGAAGGCATGGAAAGTGGTCGCCCTGATTCGGGAATTCCAGAGCAAGAGCGGGGCTCGGACGTAAG